AGCAAAGAACTTTTGCAGAATTGATGGAAACAGGGGATTTGCTAGTAAATGAAATCTCATTAACAAGAATCAAGCAGGTAGTGAGTGCTGGAGGAGAGATTCTCTTTATAAATGGCTTACCTATTGAAGACTATCCAGTAGTTACTATAATGAACACTCATAACAGAAACCCGTATCCATTGAGTGATGTAAGAATGGTTAAGGGTTTACAGTCTTATATTAATAAGATTCGTTCATTGATTGTAGCTCATGCTTCCTCATCTACTAATGTTAAGCTGCTTATTCCTAGAGGTTCAATGAATAAACAGCAACTAGAGGAAGAATGGGGTAGAGCAGGAACAGCAGTTATAGAGTTTGATCCTGAATTAGGACAACCTATAGTAGCTGGGCCTATACCACTACCAAATGAATTATATAAAAATGAAGCAGACGCCAAGGCAGATATTGAACGAATACTTGGAATCTATGCTTTAATGCAAGGAGATCCCTCAGCAATGCCACAAACCTATAAAGGTACTCTGGCAATTGATGAGTATGGTCAAAGAAGAATTAAATCTAAACGTGATGATATCGAAGAAGGTATCAATCAGTTAGCTAGGTTAGTTGTCCAACTTATACAGGCAACTTATACTAGCATGAAAGTTTTGAGATTACTACAACCGAATCATAAACCAAAAGAAATAAAAATAAACGAACCCGTCTATGACGACATTAGTGGTCAATTCTTGGGTAAACTAAATGACGTAACAGTTGGTAAATATGATGTATTAGTAGTTTCAGGGTCCACCCTTCCATCTAATAGATACGCTAGGTTTGAATATTACATGGAATTGTATAAGTCTGGTATCATAGATCAGATTGAAGTCCTTAAGCAGACAGAAGTTGCGAATGTTGAAGACGTATTAAACCGTTCTTCAAAGATGTCGCAACTTACAAGTCAGGTAGAAGGTCAATCTAAACAGATAAAAGACTTACAGGGAGATCTACAAACAGCTAGACGTGAGCTGGTTCATGCACGTCAACGTGTCGAAGTAGAAAAGTTCAAGACTGAACTTGAGCAATCCTCTAATAGAGCTGACATGGCCTCTAAGCTATACGCAGCCCGAACTGATGACGAGCTTAAGAAGGTCAAAAATGTCGTTGCTGAGCAAGAAGCTACAAACGATGAAATAATACCATTGGAGGAATAATGGAAAACACAAGTAATGCTGAAGTACAGGAAGCTCCACAACAAAGCGATTCGTTTTTATACGATGAGCCTAGTGCAGATACAAGAGCTCCTGATCCTACAATTACACAAACACCCATAATGGATGAAAGTCCACAAGAATCTCAAACTACGCAGGGCAGCGAAGTTTCTGAGAACACAGAAGTATCTGCAAAAGAGGATCCAAATAGGATGGAGTATTGGCAATCACAGGCAGATAGAGCCAAGAATGATGCAAGTAGAATGGCAGAAGAGCTTGATATTTATAAGAAAGCTGTAAACCAACTTCAACAAGCACCAGTCTCCAACGGAACCCAGCCACAGCCACAGGTTGATCCGTTGAAGGAGCCTACGCCACCAGAAAGACCGATGAACTACAGCGAAGTAGATGCCTATAATGATCCTGAGAGTGATTCTTTTAAGTTTAGAATGGAAAAGGAAAAATATCAAGATGCACGTTATGACTATCTGAAAAAGATAGAGTATGCACGTATTCAAGACCATGAACAAAATATGGCTAAGCAACGTGAGCAGTCTATGATGAATCAAGCTTACACCCAGGTTAAGAACTCTTATGGCTGGAATGACATGAAAGCTGCTGATTTTATTGGCTGGGCTACTAACCCAAATAATGTAACTCTTGATGTTCTTGCTAAACTATTCGACTTACAGAATGCTCCCAAACCCGAACAAGTACAGGCGCAGCAAAAGAAACAAGAATATGTACAACAACAGCAGGCATTGAGTGTTCCCACTACAACAGTTGTTGAAACTGGGATAAGTCAACCTACTGCAAATGAACAAGACTTGTTTAATGCTGCACTACTTTCAACGAGCAAATTAAGGAAATAGGTAAAATAAAATGGCAGCAGTAACGAAAAACCTTAGCGGCTCAGGTGTTCTGTATACCGATCGGCGAGATTTTTATATCAGCCCACAGGTTGTAAAAGAACTATGGACTGATGTGACACCGTTTACAACGGTTGTGGCTAATCAGGAACAGCGTACACCACCTGATCCGTTATTTAAGATGTTTGAACATCGTAACCCCTGGCAGAAACAACAGTTTTCAGCAAATGCTAATCCAGCATCTGTAGCTACTACAGCAGAATTAGGTTCTGCTCTTGCTATAGATACCATTGTTGGATTATCAAGCACTATTGACAGCTCTTGGTTAGGTCTTGAGTGTGAAGTCTGGAATGAAGATCTAGACACACTTAGAGGTCACGTTGTGATAACAGAAGCATCATCAGCAAGTACTCTTAAGTACAAGAACGTTGGTGCAGCTGCGATTGACGCAGCAGATAATGATATCTTCATTGTGGTTGGTAATGCACATGGCGAGGGTACAACAGCACCTGAAGCATGGGCAGACGAACTAAAAGTAGTCTGGAATAGTACTCAGATTTTTAAAACTCCCCTACAAATTACTGGTACCCTAGAGGCAGCAGCACTTCGTGGCGAGTCATCTGAACTAGCTAGATTACGTTTGCAGAAATCACAAGAACACAAGATCCAAAAAGAACGTGCGTTCTTATTTGGTGATTCACCATATGGAACAGGTCTGAAGGACTCCAGAGATGGAACTTCTGCAGAATCATTTTCCGATGGTGGAATAACAGATTCCGATGGGAATAAAGTTCGCACAACAAAAGGTATTGTAACCGCCCTAGCAGATTATGGTGCAACTTCTGGTGATGACCAGAACTACTTCACCGTATCTGAAGCAACTTATGCTTATGGCGATTTCGTAGATGACATGGAAAAAGTCTTCCAATATGTTCCAGAATCTGGAATGAAGATGGCTTTCTGTGGAATGGGCGCAATGAGCTATTGGTCTAAGATGGAAGGAGCTTCAGGGTTCGGTGGAAATTCAGGTTGGACTGTTAATATGGGCCCATCTGAAAGAAACACACTTGGTTTCAACTACCGTCAACTAGAAACTCCTCATGGTGTTCTTATGTTGATCCCTACACCAGTCTTACGTGGCCCTTACAACAAATACATGATGGTAGTATCAGAAGAGAATTTATTCCATTCTGTATACAGACCTCCTGTATATCAAACAAATATCAAAACTGATAATGCGTTTGATGGCGTAAAAGACCAGTATATGTCTGATGAAGGTATTGGTATAACCCTGATCGAATCTCACAAGTTATTCAAGATAACTGATTAAGGAGGTTTAAATGGCTAGACCATATATTGGTGGAACAACCGCATCTGTCGAAAGCAAAACAGCAGCCTATAGTATTGGTAATGCAGATAGTGGCAAAACATTTGTTTTGTCTGGATCTGCAATAACAGTTACACTACCTACTATATCAAATGATTACAAAGGATTCTCCTGTAAAGTTATATCAGGGGATGATAGTGAGCATGTGGTAAGTGGTGGTGCAAGTAAAATATACTATCATGGTAGCTATGGTACCGACCATGCAACAAATACTGGTAGAGACATACACGAGACAGTATCATCGTTAACATTAAATGCTGGCGCAATTAATGATACGATTGAGATTACTTGTGATGGCACTTACTGGCTATGCAATGGTTCAACAAAAGCAACGGTAGACGCTGGGTAAAACAATGATAACAAGGGGTTGGGAGTAATATCCCTCCCCTTGTTTAAAGGAAATGAATGCAAACATTTAAATTACAAGTAGAAGATTTACTTGGCAGAACAGCGAGTGATACTAGCGGATTAAATGATATGCTAAACGCTACAGCTAGAGAAGTATCTGATCTATTACCAAAAGATATATTGATTAGAAATGCTAGTATTCAAGCAATAACTTCCAATCCTTATGATGTATCTAATAAAAGAATTCTATCTGTATCTAGAGATAGTTATTATGCAAATGAAATTCCTTACGGTCAACATGGTAGGGCATCAGATAGTGGAAGTATTTATTTTGCAGATTCAAGTCAAAAAAGAGATCCAATCTTTTATTTTAAAGGTAAGTATTTAGTTGTCTTACCAGAACCTACAGGGGATGAGAATGCTGAGGTTCTAAAATTTGATTACCCATCTTCAGTTGCTCATGGAGATACTGGAATAGAATCTTTTCCAGATGGAGCAGAATACGCAGTTACTTTAGGTACAGCTGCAAAATATATGATGAAGCTGGCATCTGAAGATCAAAATAATGAGGATATAGAATTAGCAGCAAGCACATTGAGTCATGCTACTCAGTTAAAACAAGAGTATGAAAAAGAATTACAAAGAATAGGTCAACAGAAATGACACAGAAACAAATGATAGAAATGGTTAGGCAGC